CATCGAACTTCGCGGTGGGCGCCGGCACCTGGACGATGCCTGCGGGAATGACCAGCAGGCAGAGCGGCAACACCGTCGAGACCTGTTGCGCCACCGTTGACGCGGCCGGCTCTGGCGCCACCGGAACCAAGACGTTCACCTACACGACTTCCGGCGTGATGAAGTCGTTCCTGGGCGCGATCACACCCGCCGGCGGCGCGACCGACTCCGGTGTCATACCTGCCACTGAGGTCGACACGGTCAGCGTGGCCGGCGCTGACACGATCACCGGCGCTGTCGCCCCGGTCGAGGTCGACACCGTCGCGCTGGCCGGTAGCGACACCATCACGGGCGCGCTGGCTGTCACCGAGACAGACACCGTCGCCCTCGCCGGTACGGACACCGCCAGCGGGGCGATCGCGCCCGTCAGCGTCGACACCGTGGCCGTGGCGGGCATGGATTCGACCACCGGCGCGGCGGCAGCGATCAGCCTGGACTCCGTCAGCGTGGCCGGCCAGGACACGATCTCCGGCGTCGAGGCGATCGCCGAGCTGGACACAGTCACCCTCGCCGGCCAGGACACCACTAGCGCGACCGTGGCGATCGCCAGCGGGTCCACCGTCGGCCTCGGCGGCACGGTCACCGAGCTCGGCGCGATCAGTGTTCTCGAGCTGGACACCGTTGCAGCGACCGGGACTGACTCGACGAGCGGCGCCGTGGCGATCGTCGAGGGCGAGCTCGTCACGGTCGGCACCCAGGCCGGCCAGTCCGGAGCGATCGCGGCCACCGAGGTTGCAGCTGTCACGGTCGCATCCGCGATCCAGCACCTGGCCCTACTCCCCATCGTGGAGACCAGCACCGTCAGCGCGGCCGGTCTCGACACGATGTTCGCGCTGCTCACAGTGCTCGACGTCGAGACGGTCACGCTCGCAGGCAGCCTCATCACAGGCGCGCTCCTGCAGACCTGGGTCGGCTCCCCGCGGTTGATCTGGGACACCGGCCGACCTCGGCTCATCTGGTTCGTGGGCAGGCCACGAGCGGGCGGAGTCACCACCCAGCGGCCCCGTACCGAATGGCACGCCGGGCCGCCGCGGACGGCGACCAAGATCGGACGGCCGAAACTCTGAGGAGCAGCTCGTGACCGATGTGAGCATGTCCGTCACCGACACCGAACCGGTCCTCGTCCCCGTCTCCACTCTGACCAACGGTGTGCCCACCGATCCGACCGGCAACGCGGTGCAGATGGGATTCGCACCGGCAGCGGGCACCGTGACGTACTTCGCGGCGACGTGGGAGACGTGGCCCGGGCCCGCGTACTACGCCAAGTGTTCAGTCGGCCCGACCGGCACCGCGACCCTGACCCCTGGCACCTATGAGATCTGGATCAGCCTCGGCAACGGTGTGAAGCGCGCCGCCGGCACTCTCACCATCCAACCGTAAGGAGGCTGTCGTGCAGCAACGAGTCTTGCAGGGCACCCCTGCGGTGCTGACGATGACGCTCGAGGACCAGGACGGCACTCCGGTGGCGGCGTCCGGAGCGCTGACTGTGGCCGTCACACAGGCCGATGGGACGTCGGTGATAGCAGCGGGCACCGCGACGAGCTCACCGAGCACGGGTGTCTACACCGTGCCGCTGACCGCGGCGAATACTGCAGCCCTCAACCTGCTCACCGCGGTATGGACCGACGCCGGCCCCAACGCGCGCACCGTCACCACGAAGCACGAGATCGTCGGCGGCTACTACTTCAACCTCGCCGACGCGCGGGCGTCCAACGACACACTCATCGCCAACTCGTCGAAGTACCCCGATGCGCTGCTGCTCGCCACCCGCCAGGAGGTCGAGGAGGAAGCGGAGCGGATCTGTGACGTGGCGTTCGTGCCGCGGTATCGGCGCGAGATCCTCGACGGTCTCGCCACACCGGAGATCATCCTGGGCGCGAACATGATCCGCACCGTCCGCTCGGTGAAGATCTACCCAGTACCGGGCGGCACGCAGTTCCTCACGCTCACCGCCGCACAACTGGCGGGGCTGCGGTGGGACCCCGACGGCATGCTGCACCGCACCGACTTCGGATTCTTCGACGAGGGCCGCGGCAACATCGTCATCGAATACGAGCACGGCTGGGACCAGCCGCCGGCCGACGTGCGCCGCGCCGCGCTGACCCGCCTGCGATCGCGGCTGAACTTCGAGAAGTCCGGCGTCAACGAGCGGGCCACGACGTTCACCGCCGACAACGGACAGTCGTACAAGCTCGCAACGGCTGATGCCTTCTCCACCGGCATCCCGGACGTGGACGCAGCGTATGACCGCTACTCGTTCCGCGAGCGCGGCAGCGCCGGCATGAGGGCCGCCTCGCGGCCGCTGAACCTGGACCCGCAGCGGTACTCGGTGTTCCACGGCGGAGTCCGATGACAGATTCGCCGTCTGTATCCACCGTGCCTGCGGCGAAGGTCAAGCTGGTCGAGATCTTCAAGAACTTCCCGGACCTCACCGGCGTGACTGTCGACTACGGCGACCCCGGCATCGCGAAGCTGGAGAACGAGCACATCTGGATCGGCGACTCCGGACCGGAGAACACCGCGTACGCCCCCTACGGCCAGCTGAAGATGCAAGAGGAGTACGTCCTCAAGTTCGCCATCCACATTTCCAAGCCCGGCTATACGCAGCAGGAAGCGACCGAACGGGCCTTCGCTCTGTACTCGGCGATCGCGGTCGGGCTGCGCCCACTGCTCCGTACCCCGACTGTCATCGCCAAGGGCGTCTGGTCCTTCACGGTCTCGTGGAATCAGTTCCTCGAGTTCGTCAGCGACCAGGGCTACACGGCATACATCGACGCGCAGATCGACATCAAGGCACGCATCTGATGCCCACCACTAAGGAGCTCTACATGTTGGTTGTCTACGTGGGTAACCACGATGAGGTCGAGATCGATGGTGTCGCCGAGTTGGCGTATCCGGGTGAGCCGATCGAGGTACCCGCTGCGATCGCGGGCAAGGCGCCGTCCGGCGAGCGCTGGACCGAGGGCTACGACCCCGGGTTCGGGTTGCTTGCACAGATCGAGAACTGGCAGCGCCCCGCGCCGAAGCAGGCCGCGCCCAAGAAATCGGCCGCAGCCAAGCAGACCGAGCCAACGAAGGACGCCGCCAAGTCGGCCGACGCTGAGGAGAGCAAGTAATGTCCGGTATTCTCTCGCAACTCGGCTTCTGCGAAGAGACGCAGACCACGCCTGCGATATCCACCGCGATCGCGTCGGCCGGACCGCCGATCATATTCACGCTGACCTTCGCGTCCGCGCACGGGCTGCAGCCCGGTGACACGATCACTCTCACCGGTTTCACCCCGTCGGGCTACAACGCGACGTGGACGATCTACCAGGTCCCGACGACGACAACCGCGACCGTGGTCACGCTCACCAGCCTGGGCAACTCCACGGTGCAGGGCACCTACGTGGCCAGCATCTACGGCCGCGGCGGAACAGTGGACCGCTTCTACGACATGGTCAGCGAGGGCATGAAGCTCACCAGCCCTCGCATCGAGTCCGCTGGCCTGCGCGCCAACAACCGCGTCCAGAAGGCCGACAAGTGGGCGATCAACCGGACCGGCGCGACCGGCCCGATCGTGCTCGAGGTGCAGACCAAGCAGTTCGGTCGCATCCTCAAGCACCTGATGGGCAACATCGCCACCACCGGGCCGACCGACTCGGTGTTCACGCACACCGCGACGATCGGCGCGATGGTCGGCAAGTCGCTGCTGGCCCAGGTCGGCAAGCCCTTCACCCAGTCCCAGGTCGTGTCGCCGTTCACCTACCCCGGTGTCAAGATCATCGACTGGACGTTCTCCTGCGCGCTCGATGGCATCCTGCTGCTGACGCTCACTCTGGACGCGCAGGACGAGCAGACCAGCGTGGTGCTGGCCGCGGCGTCCTATCCGACCAACAGCGAGCTGCTCACCTACGCCGGCGGGACGATCAGCATCGGCGGTGTCGCTGTCGACGTCTCCGACTTCACCCTCAAGTGCACGATGGGCTACAAGGCCGATCGGCGTTTCATCCGGGCCAACACGCTGCAGCGTGAGCCGGCCGAGGGCCCGATGCGCATCTTCGACTGGACCGTCATGGCGGAGTTCACCGACATGCTGCAGTACTCGCGATTCGCCTCGGTCAACCGGGTGGGTGCGCTCGCGACCTTCGTCGCCTCGTTCGTAGGGCCGAGCCTGGTCGGCGCGGCATCCTTCGCGTCGATGACATTCATTTCGGGCACCAACGCCGCCCGCGTCGACTCCGACTCCCCCGTCGTGGCCGGCCCGGATCTGCTGCCCCTTCCGATCGCCGGCAAGCTGCTCAACACCGCCGGCGGCACGAACGACGCGCTGACCATCGCCTACGTGACGGCCGACTCCACGCCCTAGTGGTCACCTCCCGCACGCAGGCCATCCAGATCGATGGCCTGAAACAACTGCAGGCCGACCTGCGGGCGCTCGACGCGAAACTGCCGCGCGAGCTCCGCAAGGTCAACCTGTCCGTCGCGCAGCTGGTCGCCGACAAGGCGCGCGGCCGCGCGGCCGGCCTAGGCCCACAGTCCGCGAAGGCGGCCAGCGCGATCAAGGCCGCCGCCGAGCAGCGTGGTGCGTCGGTGAAGATGACCGCCACGTCGGCGGTGCCGTGGGCGATGGGTGCCGAGTTCGGCGCCGGCCACGACGTCGAACGCAAACGCAAGAGCGGCACTTACAAGGGCTACAACGCGCTGCCCGAATGGCGCGGCGCCGGCCCGGGCTCCGGCTACATCGTGTTCCCCACCGTGCGCGCCTCCGGCGACGACATCGTCAACGCCTACGACGTGAAGATCACCGAACTCCTCAACCAGGTATTTCACGACTGAGAGGTACGACCGTGGCATCGACAGCTGGACGCAAACGCGCAGAAGCCAAGGAAGAGGCCGAGCAGGGCCATCGGATCGCGATGGAGGTCGACGGCACGCAGTACGTCATCGCGGCCAAGGACCTCACCGCGCTCGACGTCCGCGCCATGCGCGACCAGCTCGGCTACACCTACAACGGCCTGGTCAAACGCGCTACGCAGGACATGGACGTCGACATCGTCGCCGCGATCGTGTGGCTGTCCCGCCGGATCTACGGCGAGCCCGACCTGGACTACGACGCGGTCGCAGCCGTGATGACCTACGAGACGACCTACTCCTTCGTCGACCCGAAGGACGTGACGCCCCCGGAAGCATGAGGCGGGAACTGCTCAAAACGCTGCCCGCCCTCTCCATGCATTTCGGCCTTCATCCATGGCACATCGACCGTCTGACGTACCGCGAGCTCGATACGTACCTGACCACCGCAGCGGCGATCGGTGCTGCTCAGAGGCAAGCCGCTCAGCGACAGAGGAGGTGACCGATGGCCGGTAAGCGCGAGGTCAAGGTCGTCATCTCCGGTGACTCCTCCGGCGGGCAACGAGCGCTCGGCCAGCTGGACTCGGCCGGCAGCAAGTCCGCGGCACATGCCGAGAGCGTCGGCGCCAAGATCGGAGGCGCGTTCGGCAAGATCGGCGGCCAGATCGGCGGCGAGTTCGGCGAGATCCTGAACAGAGTCGGCGAGGGCTTCGACGCCGCCGGCGAGCACGGCCTGAACATGGGCAAGAAGCTCGCCGCCGGAGGTGCTGCGCTCACCGGCATCGGCGCCGCCCTCACTCTCGGTGGCGCCAAGGAGAAGCAGGCCCAGGATCAGCTCACCATGGCGATCGACGACACCGGCAACGCGGCCGCGGACTACAAGGACAAGATCGAGGAAGCGGTCAAATCTCAGGAGAACTACGGTCACTCCGCGGCCGACACCAAGGGCGCACTCGCGGCTCTGACGCTGGCCACGCAGGACCCGAAGAAGGCCCTCGAGGACATGACCGTGGTCGCCAACCTGGCGGCGCAGAAGCACGAATCGCTGACCGAGGCCGCGGGCCAGGTCGCGAAGGTCTACGGCGGCGCGGGCAAGGTGCTCAAGCAGTACGGCATCACGCTCGACTCGACCACAAAGCAGGCCGCTGCTCTCAAGACAGCCGAGACCCAGCACCAGGCCGCGATCACCACCCTGGCGGCGGCGCAGAAGAAACTGTCCGACCTCGAGACGATCGACAGCACCAAGAAGAAACTCTCGACCGCTGACGAGCTCAAGCTGCGCGATGCACGCAACGCCGTCACCATCGCCTCGGACAACCTCAAGGCCAAGACGGAGAAGCTCACCACAGCGCAGGACGGGTCCAAGACTGCGACGCAGAACGCCGACGTCGCCCTCGGGCAGCTCGGCAAGCGCCTCGATGGCCAGGCCTCTGCCTCCGTCGACAACTGGGGCGGCAAGCTCAAGGTCGCGCAGACCAAACTGGCTGACTGGACGGCGGAGTTCGGCCAGAAGTTCGGCCCGGCGCTGACCGCCACCGGCCCGATGCTGATGGCCGCCGGCATGGCCCTGGACCTGTATCGGGGGCACGCCGAGAAGGTCAAGGCGGCCGCTCAGGCCGTCGCCGAGCAGGAGCGGCTCACGGCTGCGGCGACAGTCGCCTCGGCGTCGGAGCAGGAAGTCGCACTCGGCACGACGGCCACCGCAGCCGAGGCCGCCGCAGCTGCGTCGGTCACCGCGTCGGATACGGAGATCGGAGCGGCCCGGGAAGCCGGCGCTGCTTCAAGCCTGGCGCTCGGGCCGATCGGCATTGCCGTCGGTGTCATCGGCGGCGGTCTACTGCTGGCCGCGCAGCACTTCCACCTGTTCGGCGATAACGCCAAGACCCAGGTCAAGCCCGTCGAGGATCTGACAGCCGCCATCCAGGCCGACAGCGACGCCATGGGGGTGAACACCCGCACGGCGATCGCCAAACACTTGTCGGATGCCAACGCGTACAACGACGCTCTGACGCTCGGTGTGGGGCAGGCACAGTTGACCGACGCCTTCCAGACCGGAGGCGCCGCGCTGGAAACGGTGCGGCAGAAGGTCAACGCAGCCATCACCGCCTACGACAACGCGACGAAGACGACCAAGACGTGGGACTCGGCGACCAACTCGTGGGTCACGTCCACCGGTCATGCCACGACCGCGCAGAAGAACGCCAACTCGGCTGCCCTCGCCTTGGTGCGCACTCTGCCGACGTTGCAGGGTCAGCTTGCTGCGTCCAAGACAGAAGCGGACAACATGACCAAGGGCGTCGGGGCCAGCGCCACACAGGTCGCAACCCTGGCCAGCAACATCAAGAAGATTCCGCAGCTCAAGGGCACGAAGATCACCGTCGACAACTACGACGCGATGTCCAAACTCGCGGATTACTACAAGACGATCAACGCGATCCCGCACTACTACCAGACGATGCTGCAGCTGAACGTCCAGACCGGCAACGCCAAGCTCGCGGCAGGCTCCGCCGGTGTCAACGCCGGCCGCGCAGGCGGCGGCCCGGTGTTCGACGGGATCACGCCGGTCGGTGAGAGCGGCATCGAGCTGCTGGAGAAGCACGGCTCGATGGTGAAGGTGATCTCCAACGCCCAGCTCGGCCACTACGGCGGCTCCGGCGGATCAGCTGGCAGCACAGCGAGCGGCGACGTCGCGCACTTCACGATCATTCACCAGCTCGACGGGCACACCGTGCACAAGTCCCTGCTGACGCTCAAGCGGCAACAGGGCGGCCGCCTCGAGCTGATCGACGGATGAAGCTCGACCCAGACCTCGGCGACATCCGGGTAGAGATCGCGTTCCCCACCAAGCCCGACGACCCGAACCCGGCCTTCATCGACATCAGCGACGACGTCAACGCGCCGGCGGGCATCAACATCACGCACGGCCGCGGCGACGAATACTCCAAGGCCCAGACCGGCATGTGCAAGCTGACCCTGGACAACACCAGGGGGGCCTACACCGTCGGCTACACGCTGTCGCCCTACTACCCCAACGTGAAGATCCGCAAGAAGCTGCGCGTGACCTTCCGTCCGCGTGGGGTCACGGGGAATTTCTACTCGGTCGAGGATGCGACCTTCGAGGGCGGCACGACCGGGACGTGGGCCGGCACATTCCAGTCGATCGCCAACTCCGCCACGCATCCGCATTCGGGTACCAAGGGCCTGCTGATCACCTGGGCGACGGCGGCCAACCAGTTCGCCAACCCCGTGCGATTCACGGGTCTCGTCGTCGGCCGCACGTATACCGCCTACAGCTGGGTGTGGGTGCCGACTGCTTCGCCTGACGTCCTGCTCAGCGTTCTCGACGGAGGCGGCGCGATAACACTGGCGACCGGTACGCCGACGGCCACCAAGAACGCGCCGGCGCAGATCGTCGTCACGTTCGTCGCGATCTCGCCGATCGCGTTCGTGCAGCTCAAGCCAAACACCGCACCGAGCGCTGGGCAGCAGTGCTGGGTGGATGACAACCTGCTCGAGGAGGGCTCGACACCGGCGCCGTTCAGCACCAACCCGCCGCCGATCTACTACCGGCACACCGGCTACATCGACGAGTTCCCCACCGAGTGGCCCGACGGTGGCGACTACTCCGAAGCCGCCATCACGTCTGTCGACCGGTTCAAGCGGCTCGGCAACAATGATCCGCTGCGCTCGGCTGTGGCCGAGGAAATCCTGCTCGACCAGCCGAGCGCCTATTACACCTTGGGTGAGCCGTCGACCTCGACCATGGCCGGCGACATCAGCGGCACCGGCGCCAACACCCTCACACCGATAGCGCTCGGCGCCCTACTGGGCGGCAGCATCAACTTCGGGCAGGGCACCGGGCCGCCGATGGACTCGGCGCCGGCCGTCGTGTTCACGCCCGTCAGCTCCGCCAGCGGTCAATACCTGTTCGCGGACGTCACCCCCGGCGTCGTCGTCCTCGGCAATATGGCCAACACGATGGAGTGCTTCCTGGCCACCGCGTCGAACGTCGCCTCGGACGTGCTCGTCGGTGAGGTGACACAGGGCGATCTGTTCCTCGAGCTGTCGATCACGGCGACCGGGCATCTGCAGGCCGCGGCTGCCGCAGGATCGGTCATCATCACCTCGACGTTCGTCCTGGCCAATAGCGCCACCCACCACGTCGCGATCACGCAGGTCAAGAGTGGCTCGACGGTCACCGTTTCGCTCTATATCAACGGTGCGCTGGACGTCACGGGCACCTACACCGTGGGCCTGGTCGGCGGCATTCCTGGCATCAACAAACTGTCGGTGGGCGGCTCGAGCCACAGCGTCTGCAACGCCACCATTTCCCACGTCGCCGTGTACGCCAAGGACCTGGGCGCCACGCGCATCGCTGTGCACGCCCAGGCCGGCTTCACGGCGTTCTCGGGCGAGCGGTCAGACCAGCGCGTCGCGCGTTACGCCCGCTACGTGGGCATACCCACCGCCGAGCAGGCGCTGGATGTCGGGCTGTCGACGTCGGTGTCGCCGGCGATCATCAGCGGCCAGTCCCCGCTCGCGGCGATGCAGGACATGGAGACCACCGAGGGCGGCGTTCTGTTCATGGCCGGTGACGGCCGGCTCACCTTCCACTCGCGGTCGAGGCGCTACAACGCGGTCAGCGTTCTCACCCTCGGTGAGAACGACATCGCTGCCGATGCGAAGTTCGCCGCCAACGACGCGTATCTGATCAACGACGTCACGGCCAACCGACCGGGCGGCATCACGTTCCGCGCGATCAACCAGCCCTCGATCGACGACAACGGCACCGCCGCCATCTCACCGACCCTGATGATCAACACCGACGTCGAGCTCATCGACGCGGCGAACTGGAAGGCGAACCAGACCGCCCAGGTCGTGGCCCGCTTGCCCAACCTCACCCTGGACCTGCTCACCAACTCAGCCCTCCTGTTGGCGGTCCTGGCGCTCGAGGTCGGCAGTGTGATCACGCTGCAAGCCCTGCCCGGCACCGCGCCGGCATCCTCGATCGACATGTTCATCGAGGGCTGGGCGGAAACCATCAGCGACACCGGCTGGAAGTGGATGGCGAACTGCTCCCCGGTCGGGCTGACGGGCGTCTGGCAGCTCGACTCCGCAACCCACAGCCAGCTCGATTCGACGACCAGATTGGCCTACTGATGCGCGACGCTGCCTGGTACGCCGATCACCCGGCGGTGCGCCACATTCCGGCCGCTGCCGGCGCGGAATGGTGCCCCGCGCGGCTCGACCTATGGACGGCCGATCGCCCCTTCCAGCCGGCGGCGAAGCTGACCAAGGTCAAGCCGATCCTGGTGTTCGCCAACGAGGGCCGCTGGATCGCCGAATGCCCGGACTGTCACGCCGCGCAGCTGGCCTGCGCGACCGACCTGCGGTTCATGTGCCACTGCTGCGGCAACGGCGCCCTCGAGGGATGCTGGCGGCCGATCAAGTGGCCTGGCAACCGAGCCGCGCTCGAGCGGGCACTGTCCAGCCGGCCGACGACCAATCGCAACTGGCTGCCCGGCGAAACCGTCGCACTTATCCGAGCTGAGAACCGTGCGATGGGAGTCGGCTGATGGCCTGGACTACACCCCGCACGTGGGTCGCCGGCGAGACGATCACCGCGGCGATCATGAACACCCACGTCCGGGACAACCTCGTCGACGTCAACAACGCCCCGCGATGGTTCGGGACCGGCGGGATCGACACCGGCGCTCTCGTGGCGCCATTGCTGTTGCAGTCCGGCACGGCGTCAGTCGCGAACGCCGCCGGCGGCACGACGATCAACTTCCCGTTCACGTTTCCCAACGGCCTCGTCGCGCCGTTCGTGACCCTCAACGGCGGCGGCCGCGCAGACATCACCGGCAGCAGCCAGGTCGGAATCATCGTGAAGAACTACAACACCGCCGGCACCCAGCTCACCACCGGCACGTCGTTCGTCTTCTGGCTGGCGGTGGGTTGCTGATGAGCGACACATTCTGGTTCGCAGTCGCAGGCCTCGCCGCCGGTGTCACCGCGTTCGTCCCGCCGATCCTGTGGGCGGTCCGCAAGGGCTGGAAAGCGTTCAAGAGGCTCGTGCTGTTCCTCGACGACTACGAGGGAACCCCGGCCCGACCAGGGGTCGATGCACGCCCGGGCGTGATGGAGCGGCTCAAATCCATCGAGGCCAACCAGAAAACGCTCAGCGATGACCGTGTCGACGTCAAGAACGCGCTGGGCGCCGCGGAATCCGAATCGGCCCGCACCCGCGAGGAGGTCAAGGCAGCGCTCGTCGCGCAGGAGAAGCGGACCGCCGCGATACTCGCCGACCTCGACGTCCGACTCGGCGGGGTGGAGGAGCAGGTCGCTGTCGTGCACCACGAGGTACAGCCCAACGGCGGCAGCTCCATCAAGGACCAGATCAATCGACTCGACCCCGAATTCCCACCGGAGGAGGCCAGCCCATGACGACGATTGCACCGTGGATCGCTGACCTGTCCTTCGGCCACGACAACGTCAGCGGCGCGACGCTCAAAGCGCGCGGCTGCGTCGGCGTCATCTGTTACGCGGGGTGCGACGACACCCGCAAGAACGCCACGAAGGCGAACGTTGACGACTGGCTCGCCCACAGTCTGCTGCTCGGCGTCGTAATCGAGAACGGCGCGGAGGACATCCTGGGCGGCGCCCCAGCCGGTCATTACCTCGGCTCGAACCTCGCCACCGGCGTCAAGAGCCTCGGCTACGACCTCTCCAGCTTCGTCGGGTACCTGGCCGCCGATTGGAACACCGCAGTCGCACAGGAGAGCACGGTCGACGCGGGGATGGCCGCCTTCGCCAGCCACATCCCGATCCCGGGCCTGTACGGCAACTCCTACGCGATCGACTACATCATCAGCCACGGCCACGCCAAGCACGGCTGGCAGTCCAACTCCACCTCATTCAGCTATGGCCCGTCGCCCCACGCGGACCTGCTGCAGCGCTACAACGACCCGCGCGCTGCCGGGCTACCGGTCGACGTCAACGACATCCAGCACACCCCGCTCGGACTCATGGGAGAACGAATGACGCTCACGCAAGAGGAACTCGGCCAGATCTGGGAGCACCCGATCGCACCGGAAGACGCCACAGGCAAGCCGATCGGGCCAGCGAAGGCCGCCTCGCAGTGGCTGACGGTTGCATCGTCCGCAGCGGACCGTACCTACAACTCGCTGGCGACGCTGCCTGCCAACATCGCCACGGCCGTCGCTGCGAAGGTGCCGGGCGTCAGCGAGACCGCGCTCGTCGCCGACCTGACCCCGGTCATCAACGCGGCCGTCGCCGCACACCCCGCCGGGCAGCCGGACGCGAACGCACTCGCGATCGCCATGGCGCCCGTACTCGCCCAGCACATCCAACTCACCGCCCACTAAGGAGAACAACATGAAGCTGCCCAAGATCGCCACCGTCCGCAAGGCCATCGTCCCGGTCCTCGGCGGTGTCGCCGAGCTCGTGTCCCTCGGATTCGTGCACGGCACCGCGCTGACCATCGCGACCTGCGTCATCTCGGTCGCCACGGCCCTCGGCGTGTACCGGGTGCCCAACGCCAAAACCCCGGTCACCCCGCCAGCAGCGTGACCCTCAGCATCGCCGACCTGGACGAGTTCCTGCTCGCTGCCCCGCCCGTGGGCAGCCTGGACATGATCCGGTCGTTCTACGCGCCGATCGACAAGGTCCCGTTGGTGCTCCAGAGGGTCATCGGCTCCGCGCTGCATTCGGTCGTCGTGTCGATGTTCGGCTACGACGACGACAAGCTCGCGGCGATGCTCGACAGCGCGCTGCTGAACCCGAATATGCACGTGCAGATCACCCTCGACTCGTCGCAGGCCGGCGGGGTTCACGAGAAGGCGATCCTCGAGAAGTTCAAGCACGAGATGACCGGCAACTCGGTGGCGATCGGGCGCTCCGAGAAGGGCGCCATCGTGCACCGCAAGATGGTCATCGTCGACGGCCTGTGGTGGATCGGCGGCTCGACGAACTGGAGCACCAGCGGCGAGACGCTGCAGGACAACGAGCTCACCGTCGTCCGCGATGCGATGCATTGCGCGAGGGCACGGTCGGTCCTCGACATCGCCCACGACCACATCCTCGAAGTCATGGCAGCAAAGGCGGCGTGATGACCTGGTTCAACTGGTACTGGGCCGGATTCCTGCTGATCGGATTCGGCGGGGTGGAGACGGTCGCGATCGTCACCAAGCATCCCGAGTGGACGCTGTCCGAGGCCATCTGGCGTTGGTGCAACGTGCTCCCGGGCCAAACGGTCTGGCAGTGGGGCACAGCCCACGTCCTCCTGACCGGTTTCATGATCTGGCTTTCCGTGCACCTCGTGTTCGCGATCTGGCGATGAGCCGAAAGGAAGTTTTGGTGTGAGGATTCTCGTGATCGGCCTGGCGCTGCCTGGCGCTGGCGCAGTGGCGATGTGGCTCTGGATCCGGAGCTGGACCAAGCTCTATGCCGAAGGACTCACAGACGTCCCGCCACCCGGCATCAGCCTGGCTATTCGGTCGGCCGAAAACTGCGGCGGGTCCGATGACTAACGCCTACGGCTGGATCAAGGACGATCACGACCCACGTGACCTGACCTACGCTGCGCCGGCGCCCGTGATCGCGCAGCTGCCCGCGCTGGTCGACCTGTCCACCGCCCCGGCGATGCCGCCGATCTGGAATCAGGAGCAGCTCGGCTCGTGCACCGCGCACGGCACCCTGGGCTGCTTCCTGTTCGCGGCCAACAAGCTCGGCGCCGGCGACCCGATGCTGTCGCGGCTGCAGCTGTACTACAACACACGCGCCATCGAAGGCACCGTCGGCCAGGACGCCGGCGGCCAGATCCGCGACGCGATCAAGGCGACCACGCTCGGCATCGCGCCCGAGTCGCTGTGGCCATACGACATCGACAAGTTCACGGTCCAGCCACCGCCCGAGGTTGTGCAGGCGGCAGCGGCCAACGTCGACGTCGATTACCGGCGGGTCCCGCAGGATCTGACTCACATGCGGGCCTGTCTCGCCGAGGGATTCCCGATCGACATCGGCTTCACCGTCTTCGAGTCCTTCGAGTCGCCCGAGGTTGCGGCCACAGGCGTCGTGCCGATGCCTCAGCGGGGTGAGCAGATCGTGGGCGGGCACTGTGTCGCCGTGGTCGGCTACGACGACGCCAAGGGGATGTTCCTGGTCCGCAACAGTTGGGGCACCGACTGGGGAATCAACGGCCACTTCCTGATGCCCTACACATTCCTGACCGACCCAGACCTGGCCTCGGACTTCTGGACGATCCGCTCGGCAACCTGACCGCACGACAAAACGGAACCGCCCCGCTCGGCTACGGCCGGGTGGGGCGGTTTTCGTGTGTCTGGACATCGAGTGGGCATTGCATCACCAGCGGGTTGCGGGTGATGAGGGTATGCCCGGGCGGCGGGTAGAACTCACGGCTGTGCCGGGTCTGCCACCACTTACCGGCGGCACCGCAACGAGGGCAGGGCGTCGAGTCGGTTGCGCCGAAGTACATGCCGGTCATGGTAACGCCGGCGTTCGGGGGGTCCGGTGATTCATGTCGTACATGGCCGCAGCGGTCAGTCCACCCGCGGCGATGAGCAAGCCGCCCGCGACGGTCACGGCCAGGGCGATGGGCTTGCGATCGCCGGTCGCCGCACTGCAGTCGGCAACGACCGTGCTCGGCGAGCCGTTCACCTCGTTGGTGAGGTCACGGCTGGCCGCCGTGGCGGACTGTGGGCTGAACGCCGAGCCGCAGCTCAACCCGTCACGACTGACGGTCGCGAGGCCGAGGATGAGTCCGACCGCGACGAGCACTAGACCAAACAGAGCCAGCAGACCGCCGATGAGCTTCATGTGGCACAGGGTGGCACACCTGACGGGGATCGAACACCGATCGATACCATCCTGCAACATTGCTGACGGGATTGCTTACACCGTCATCCCCTGTGACCCCTGACCCCTTGTAACCGTTGAGCCGCCTCGGAGAATCGAACTCCGGACCTTCTCATTACGAGTGAATATGTTAGTCTCAGACGGCTCCCGAATGGCCGAGGTTCAGGCTCAGAGCCCCCGTATTCATTGGGCAGGCGCTTACGGTAGCGTCCGGTGCCTTATGCTGGACTTTGCTTACAGGATTGCTTACACGGGGAGGCCCGCTGTGACCACCGAGCGGAAGCGCCGGCAGTACGGCACCGGCTCGATCTACCAGCGCGAGGTCGACGGCCGCTGGTTCGGATCGATCCTCCAGGGCTACAACGCCAACGGCACGCGCCGCCGGATCACGGTCTCCTGCTCCGCCGAGCAGGGCGAGGCCGAGGTCAAGCGCCGGCTCAAGGCCAAGCAGAAGCAGATCGCCGCCGAGGGCGTGCCCACCGCCGGCGTCTCGGCGTTCACCACGGTCAAGAGCTGGGCCGACGTCTGGCTCGAGCAGACCGAGCGGCACCTGCGCCCGAAGTCGTGGGCGACCGACCGCTCAGCCGTGCGCCGCTGGATCGTGCCGACGATCGGGCAGAAACGCCTCGACACCCTGACGCCCGGCGACGTGCGCTCGGTGGCGATCGCCATCCGCAAGGCCGGCCGCTCGAGCTCGACGGCGCTGCGAGCTCAGGTCGTGCTGACCAAGATGCTCAAGGACGCGATCGTCGAGGGCCACCAAGTGCCGCCGCGGGTGCTGATGGTCGACGCTCCGGCGGCCGCGGTGTCCGACCGCGACGCCATCGAGATAACCGACGCGCTCGACCTGCTGCGGTTGGCCCTGGATCTGCCGGACGGTTCGCGCTGGGTCGCGGCGTTCCTGCAGGGCATGCGCCAGGGCGAGTGTCTCGGCCTGACCTGGCCCGCGGTGGACACCGCCAAGGGTGTCATCGACATCAGCTGGCAACTGCAGGCCCTGCCCTATGTCTCGGGCCGCTCGGGAGCGCTGCGGGTTCCTGATGGGTACGAGTACCGCCAGCTCGACGGTGCGCTGTGCCTGACACGTCCCAAGACTGAGAAGGGCCAGCGGCTCATTCCGCTCGTGCCGTGGATGGCGGCCGCACTGGCCCAGTGGCGCGCGATCGCGCCGGAGTCGCCGCACGGGCTGATCTGGCCCCGTCCGGACGGTCGTCCGCAGACCGCCTCGGCCGACTCCGCAGCGTGGCGCGATCTGCAGGACGCGGCCCAGGTCGCGAAGCTCGACGGCACCGTCGGGCGGCGCTACCAGCTGCACGAGGCCCGACACACCACGGCGACCCTGCTGCTCGAGGCGAACATCGACACCGAGGTGATCAAGGCGATCCTCGGGCACTCGTCGATCGTGACGACGAAGGGTTATCAGCACGTCTCGCAGGCGCTCGCCCGGAAGGCGATGGACGGCCTGGCCCAGGTTCTGCAGTTGCCTAGTTAGCGGTCACGGAGGTGCTCCATGAGCCGCAGGAGCGTCTCGCGCTGCTCGGGGGTCAGCTCGGCCCACAGCTCGCGCAAGCGGACCATCTCGGGCTCGGTGCGCTTCTGTGGCCGTCCGCCCTGGGACACCCGCTCGGCTGATCCTGATTCCCAATCCATGATCTGATCAACGAGAAAGAGGGTGTCCGGGTCGTAACCCTCGCGATAACCCTTCTCGATGTTTCGCACCTGGGCCGGGGACATGCCGACGACGGCGCCGAAATCACGCTGGGTGAGCTTGCGCGCCAGTCGCTCCCGCCGGAACAACTCCCCGAGTTTGGCCCAGCCCGCGCGCGTCACGACTGACGTATACGGCCTGTTCGACAGATCCGCCTGGTGACACACCTTGTTAGCTCGCCGTAACGCCAGGAGCGCTACCGAGCGCTAACCCCCGTTCAGCAAGAAGGGGTCAACTGGCAGATCGGATTCGAGTGCGGGATTTCCTCGAGCGGTGACCCTGCGTACAGGATGGCGACCAGCAGGCCGGCGGCGGCTGTGCGCTTGAGTCCGCGCATGCGTCGGGTGTGAGCCCGGGCTCTGGCTGTCTGGTAAACGAACTCGTGGTATGGATGGGTCTGTCTGCTCATGTCGGCGTATAACTCCCTGTGCAACGCGGCGCGGCGAACCCCCTAAGTAAGGGCGCGCGCACCGATAGTTACACAACGTTGGGAGCCTGTTAAGTCAGGATGCCGATCTTTTTGCTTTCGTGCTCTTGGTTGAGGGTTGTACTGAGACTCTGATCGTCTCGCCGCCCGCCCGGATGTTGGCCAGGAACACGAGGAAGTCGCGGATCAGCTTCTCCTCCTCCGCATTCTCGGCCAGCACCGTCACCGCAGCGCTGACGCTCGGCGGCCGCGGCGGCACGGCGGCGGACTTGACCACGGTGAAGTCCTCCGCCGTGCCCCACCCCATCTCGAGCAGCAATTGGCCGAGGGTGACGCCGAGCTGATCGGCGACGAGGCGGATCTGCAGCAGCGTCGGCGATTGGCCCCTGGCCCATTTGTAGTACTGCGCGGCGTCCATCCCCCTGCTCTTGAGAAAAGAGCGCACGCTGGTGGCATCGCTCAGCCGGTCGATGTAGGCCGCCAGCGCTGGGCCTGACCAGTTCTCGGTGTCACGCATAGGTGACATCCTCCCGCAACATTGCCCCCACGTGCAACAGGAACGTGCCTTACCTGTGTCACTTATACGTAACTACCTGGGCGTGTCACCTTTACGTGTAGGTGACACGTGTGTAGGTTCTCGGTCATGCCCTCACGCTCCATGACGGACCGCTCACCCAAGGTGCTGCTCAAAACCGACGCTTGGTTTGAACAGTGCGAGCGAGCGAATCTCCTAACCGATCTGCAACGGGCGAAAGCGCTAGGAGTCACCCGTAAGTCGATCAACGAGGTGCAGAACGGGCACACGCTGCCGGGCAACAAGTTCATCGCCGGCGCCATGCTCGCCTTCGGGGCGCACTGCTTCCCGGTCATCTTCGACGCGGTGGACGCATGACCGCGCCGGCCAAGATCGCCTACGGCATCGCCGCAGCGGCCGAGGCCGTGTCTGTCTCGACTGACTACATCCGCCGCGAGATCCACGCCGGCAACCTGCGCGCTCACATGATCGGCGCGAAGTACCTGATCGACATCGACGACCTGCACGCCTGGGTCAAACGACTGCCGGAAGCAACCTAACCCGGCCCCTCTCAAACAGCAGAGCCGCCACCCCCTCGAAGGAATAGCGGCCCTACCGACAACGAATCGAGGATAGCAATGGACAAGCCCAATGCCTGGCAGCACATGACGCTGGGCGCGCTGCAGAACCGCATGATCTACGGCGGCACGGTGCCCGCGGCCGTCAAGGCCGATCGGCGGATCAAGAACCGCGTGGCCCGCAAGTCCCGTCGCATCAATCGGGGCAACCGATGATGCGCCTGTCCCGCCGGCTGCTGGTCATCCCGGTCGCCCTCGCTATCCCGGCGATGCTGGCCTGCGCGACACCGCGCCAGGTGCAGCCGCGCCCGACGCCCTCACCCACCTACTCCTGCGACCACGGCGGCCCCGGGCAGTACGTCCACGGCCAGCACTGCATCGGGTCCACCTCAACGAAAGTAGCCACGCCATGGCCGACAACGTCCACGGGTTCATCGACGAGTCACACGTCCTCACCGACCAGCAGCTCCACGAGCTCGTCGGCTCCGCCTGCGACGTCGAGCGCGCCCGCGAGCACCCGGATTCCAGTCAGCATCCCGCCGAGTACATCGGCAAGCACGCCAGCCTCGACGCCACCGATCGTCCGGACAACGGCTACGCGCCCAAACGGGTCAACGAGCGCCAGCAGGTCGAGCTCCGCTACTTCACGGCCGGTTCCCGCTGGCGCGCATTCGCCGTCGCCGTCTAGCTCAATCGGCACTGCGCTAGCCGGCCACCTAGCACGCCCGGCGGGGGCCGGAAGCGGTCTCCCGTCCGCAACAGCGCCAGCCCCCGCCGCGGCTCTTGCCTCGACCGGCGTCGACCTGCGCCTGCCTCTCATCGCGGCGGTCGCGGCCATCCTCGTCGGGCTTCTGACCTGGCTCGCCAACCTGCCGCACCGCAAAGACCCGCCCGCTGACCACGGCCCGATCCGCAAGAGCAGGAGCTTGTGATGGACGTCCTCCCCACCCTCCACGATCCCGGCCTCGAGCTGGCCATGCGCCTGCACTCGCGCGCCGTCGACCTGGACGAGCTGCACGAGCACCGCGAAGCCCGCGAGCTGCGCGCCAAGGCCGTGCACCTGCTCGACACCATCGACCGCCAGGACGTCGCCGAAGAAACCACCGCCGAGGACCTGACCTCTTCGATCCGGCCGGCTGCCAAGTCGTTCGACTTCGCCGAGTTCCAGGCCACCGAGGCCGCCCGGCGTCGGCGGCTGGCCTGGAAGGTGCTGGGCTGCGCCGCGCTGTTCACGGTCGGCTTCTGGCTGGCCGTCGGCCTGTTGGTGTCGGTGTACTCATGAGCACCGCGATCACGCCGGCGCCCGACAGCCGCCTAGAACAGCTCGTCTCCCAGTACGAGATGGCCCAGGCCGAGGCGAAGAAAGCCGCCGACGACCTCAAGGCGATCACCGACGCCATCAAGCTCGAGATGACCAACGCCGCGCCCGGCGAGACCGAGATTGACCTGGTCAGCGACCAGCTGGCCCGACCGCTGCGCCTGTCCAACGTGACCGGCTGGCGGGTGGACGCCAAGAAGCTCAAGGCCGAGGCCCCCGAGGTCTACGTCCGCTACGCGGTGCAGACCTCGAGCTGGCGGCTCGCCCCGGTGTCGCGATGACCGGCGCAGAGCACTACGCCCAGGCCGAGCAGCTGCTCGAGATGGCGACCGATCACACCGCGACCGACTACGCCCACGAGAGCTACTTGCTGGCCGCTGCGCAGGTCCACGCCACCCTGGCCCTCGCGTCCGCGACTGACAGCGGCAAGTACGGAACGTTGCGCAGGCTGTCATGAAGTCCAGCGACAACTTCCCGGTCATCGACCTGGCGCTCACGCCCGTCAACGAGGCTACCGAGCACCGCGCCGCGCTGGCCGTCTGCTCGATGGCCACCAACACCGACGACGCGCGCACGGTGCTCGAAGCGCTCGGCCTGGTCGCGCCGGCTGCGAAGGCCCGCGCGGGTCGGCGCCGTAACCGATACGCGCGGTGCAGCGCATGACCGCCGTCGACGTCGAGAAGATCGACGTGTTCGACCTGCATCTTTGTCCTGTCTGCCGCGCGCCGTTCAGGTCCGGGCCGCAGCTGGGCGGGCACGTCGCAAGCGTGCATCCGAACGCCAACCCACGCAGCGGTAAGTGGCGCCGCAAGAACGTGTTCACCACGTGGTTCGACGACGTGCCGCGGAGCCGTCAACCGCGCGCAGGAAGCCTCAAACGCTCCACCGACACCTGGCCCGGCAAGGCATGACAGCCGTCAATATCAGCCCCGCGGAGTTCATGTCGACAGCGCCGGCGCCGCTGAATGGCAGCTCGGCCTGGGCATCGCGCTACGCGGCAGAGCTGCGCCGGGTGTTCACCGAGCACGCCGCCCGGGCGCCGCGCAGCCTGCAGTCACACCTGGGCCCGTCCGAGCTGGGCGAGCCGTGTGACCGGCAGGTGGCGGGCAAGATGGCCCGGCTTCCTGCCACCAACCACGTGCTGGACCCCTGGCCCTCGATCGTCGGCACCGCCTGTCACGCCTGGGCGGCCGATGCTTTCACGGCCGACAACGTGCGGCACAACGTCCTGCGGTGGGTGGCCGAGCAACGGGTCACCCCGCACCCCGATCACCCCGGCACCGCCGACCTGTACGACGCGGCCGAGCAAGCGGTGGTCGACCACAAGTTTCTCGCCGAGTCGTCAATGGCCAAGGTCAGATCGGCCAACGGCCCGTCGAGGAAGTACGTCGTGCAGCTCGTGCTGTACGGCGAGGGGTACCGGCGCATGGGCTTGCCCGTCCGCCGGGTCGTGCTGGCGGCATACCCGCGCACCGCGTCGAGCCTTGACGGGCTCTACGTCTGGGAGCGGACATACACCAGCGCCGACGACCTCCTGCTGCAGGAGGTTTTCGCCCAGACAGCACACCGCCAGCAATTGGCGGAGCAACTGATCAACGGCCGGCTATCGCTCAACGACATCCCACTGACACCTGACTCGGACAGCTGTTACTTCTGCCCGTTCTACCGGCCGCAGTCCGCACGAGACGGCGGTCCCGGATGCCCCGGGACCGCCACCCCCAAGACGCTCTGAAAGGAGCCCTGCAATGACGAACAACATCACTGAGCCCCTGCGCCTCGCTGTCGGTAGCCACGCCGCAGGCAGCGGTAAGGGCTGCGCCATGAACCTCATCAGCTGGGAGTCCGGCGACACCACGATCACCGACTTGCCCAGCTGCGCCGACCCGATGCTGGCCCGGATCGTGCAGGGGGTCAACGACAACATCTGCACGCACCGTGACGGCGATCTGCTCTGCCCGCCCTGCTCGATGCTCGTCCTCGAGCTCGGACACCGGACGGTCGGAACAGGGACGCTGGCGCTGACCGAGCACGAGCGCCACATCGTGTGGGTCAAGGTCGCAGTCGACCAGGCGCGATCGGTTCTTCATCTGGTACCGGACACCCGCAGGGACAGAGCGCTGCGCGCAATCGAAGCAACCGAGCTAATGGATCTCGGACCCCAGTCCTGAAAACGCCGCCAACGCCGCCGCCTACGCCGCCGCCTACGCCGCCGCCTACGCCGCCGACGCCGCCGCCTACGCCGCCGCCTACGCCGCCGCCTACGCCGCCGACGCAGTTGGACAGACGGGAGCTCGTCTGTCCCAAGCTCAACGCGCCTTCGACTTGTTCGAGGCGCTCACCGAACACGTGCAGCCGGTCATCAGCGACGAACAGATCGCCGAGGCCTACGCCTGCATGCTCACCGCCCGCTGAGAATCGAAAGGACATCCTCGTCATGACCCAGCCCACCTATCCCGGTTTCCCGCCAACGCCGCCGCCTACGCCGCCGACGCAGTACCCGGCGCAACCGAGCTACCCGGCCGCGCCGGGGCAACTGCCTCAGTACCCGCAGCAGGGGTACCCGCAGCAGCCCCAGTACCCACCGCAATACCCCCAGGCGCAGGGCTACCCGCAGCCCCAGATGGCGCCGCCCGCCCAGCCGCTGGCCACCGGCAGCATCGACGACTTCTTCAACCAGCCCTCGGCCGGCGGCGGGAAGTCGCTGGCGTTCAAGGTGATCGGCACCCGGTTCGTCGGTGTCGTCACGCGGCCTCTGGGCCCCGGCGACATCCAGCAGCAGACCGACACCCTGCAGCGGCCCCAGTTCTTCAAGGACGGCCGGCCGAAGTTCGTGATGAAGGTCCCGCTGCAGATGTACCCGAGCGCCGAGCACCCGGACGGGCTGGGCACCTGGTTCGTCAAGGGCCAGGCGCGCGACGAGCTGGTGCGCGCGATGAGCGAGGTCGGTGCGCCGGCCGGACCGCCGGAGGCCGGCTCGATCATCGACATCACCTATGTCAGCGATCGGCAGGCGGGCGCGGGGATGAACCCGGCCAAGCAGTTCCAGGTCATCTACACCCGCCCGGACGGCGCCGCTCCGGCACCTGCACCCCAGCAAGCGGCTCCGGCCGCCCAGCCGGAGGCTCCGGTCCAGCAGTACGCCCAGCCGCCGCAGCCAGAGCAGGCGTACGCGCCACCGGCGACGGCTCCGTCGTTGCCGTTCCCGCAGCCGCCACCGGCAGCTCAGCAGCCCGCACAGCAGGTCCCAGCAGCACCGGCACCTCAGCCGCCGGCAGACCTCTCGCCGGAGCAGCAGCAATTGCTCGCGCGTCTCACAGGCACACCGAGCGGCTGACCCCCACCCGAGCACCCTGCCGACTTCCCCGCGGCAGGGTGCTCGGTCCCCCAAACCATCGACCGCGAAAGGAGGGGAATCGCCATGTCCACAACCGCCATCCACGCCGAGTTGACCCAGGCAGGCGACCGCATTGTGCTGGTTGCCGCCGGGCCGATCGCCGACGTCGCGTACGCGGCCAAGCAGCTGGGCCAGATGACGCCGCTGATCAAGCAGAGCGACCCCAAGGGCGCTTTGGTGCTGCCGGCGACCTGGCCCGCGGTCGTGCAGCTCGCGGCGATCTACGGCGGCGCGTGGGTGCCCGGGCCGCGGCTGCAGGACTGGATCAACCAACAGGCCGGCGTCCGGAGCGCACAGGCCCGCGACTCCCTGCAGATCGACGTGCCGCAGCACCTGACACCGCGCCCCTATCAGGTCGACGGCGCGCTGCTCATCGCCAGCACCGGGCACGCCATGATCACCGACGAGCCCGGCACCGGCAAGACGATCACCACCATCCTCGGCCTGGCCGAATGGTCCCAGGACTTCGACGGCATGAACCTGCCGATCCTGATCGTCTGCCCGGCCAGTGTCGTCGACCCGTGGGTGGAGGCGTTCCGCAACTGGGCGCCCTACTGGACGACCACCGCCTGGCGCGGCTCACCGAAGCGCCGGCGCGAGATGATCGGCACGGCCGACGTCTACGTCACCAGCTATGACACCGCGCGGATGGACGCCGGCGACACCAACCCCGGCAAGTCCCCGCTGATCGCGCTCAACCCGGTCGCCCTGGTCGCCGACGAGTGCCACCTGATCAAGAACCCGCAGGCGGCCCGTAGTCAGGCCGTGCGCCGGCTGGCCCGCAACGTCAAGGCGTTCGTGGCACTGAGCGGCACGCCGATCACCCATCACCCCGCCGACCTCTGGCCCACCCTGGTGTGCCTTGCGCCGGGCGCGTGGCCCTCGCGGGAGCGCTGGGTCAACCGCTACTGCCTTACCGTGCCCGCCGACTACGGCGAGATGATCCTGGGCCTCAACCCGGGCACCGAGGCCGAGTTCCGGCTGTCGCTGCTCGGCCAGCAGCGCCGCGTCGCCAAGGCAGACGTGCTCGACCAGCTGCCCCCGAAGGTCTACTCGGTGCGCACCGTCGAACTGCCCGGCCCCTACCGCAAGGCATACGACGCGATGGAGCACGACATGCTCGCGCAGATGCCCGACGGCAGCGAGATCTCGGTCATGAGCGTGCTGGCCCAGCTCACCCGGCTCTCGCAGCTGGCCAGCGCGGCCGCCGACGTCACGGTCACCGTCGAGCAGGTCGAGGACGGCACCGAGAAGGAACACGTCTCGGTCCGGCTGGCCGCACCGTCCTGGAAGGTCGACGCGCTGCTCGAGGTGCTCGAGGAGCGCCCCGGCAAGCAGACCGTGGCCTTCGCCCCCAGCGCACAGCTGATGCGCCTGGCGGCCGACTCAGCCACCAAGGCCGGATACCGGGTCGGCTACATCATCGGCGGCCAGTCGATGAAGGACCGCACCGACACCGTGGCCCAGTTCCAGGCCGGCGAGCTGGACCTGATCTGCGCCACCACCGGCGCCGGCGGTGTCGGCATCACTCTTACCGCGGCCTCCACCGTGGTGTTCCTGCAGCGGCCCTGGTCGCTGGTGGAGAGCCTGCAGGCCGAGGACCGCTGCCACCGGATCGGCTCGGAGATCCACGACTCGATCGAGATCGTCGACATCGTCGCGGCCAACACCATCGACACCCGCGTGCGATCGGTCCTGCGCGAGAAGGCCGGCCAGCTCGCCGACCTCGTCCAGGACCCGCGCATCGTCGCCGAGCTGCTCGGTGGCGCATCCATCCGCCAACTCCGAAAGGCGTCCTAGCCATGGCGAGCAACTTGAGCCTGACACTGACCATCGACCCCGATGCGGCTGCCCGAAGCGCCTATGAGTCGTTCATCAGATACAACGCCCAGCCAAAACGCTGGACAGACTTGAACGCCAACACGAGGCTCGCCTGGCGGCGCATCGCGCTGTCGGTCCTGCCGCACGTCACCGCCGTGGACAAGCCATGAGCGCGCCGGCGTTCGTGACCTGCCTGTGCACCCACACGCAGCGGCGCCACGTCGACCAAGAGGGCGCTTGCGTCGCCGCGGGCTGCGGCTGCATGGACTTCCGCGAGACCGACGCTCCGGTCGACCTGGAGAAGCGCCACGATGCGCCAAAGACAGTGCTGGGCACGATGCTGGCGAAGGGCGGGTATGCGAGCTCCGACGCCGAAATGACACTGCCGGTCGTGCCGCCGGGACCCGCTCAAGGTGCATCGCCGCGCATCCAGAACCCGGCCGCGGCGTCTCTGCCGTTGCCGCCGAGCGTCGAACCGGCACGCAAGCCGACGGTGTTCGCCACGATGCAGCCGTCAGCGTTTGCCGCGCCGCAGGCGCCGGGGCGCAGCGTGCTGCGCGACGGTCTGGCCTCGCCTAAGGTCCGTACCCGCCAGCTCGCCGAGAAGATCCAGAGTCTCCTGGCCGACCTCAAGGACCGGCTGCTGAGCGAGACCGCTGAGGCGATCGCCAAGGCCGAGACCGACCGGCAGCGCGCCCAGGCCCAGCAGGAGATCGCCGAGCTCGAGGAGAAGCTGCGAGCGGCCCGGGCGCTGCTCAGGGGCGCACCTGCCGACGCTGAACGAGAGCCCCGGCCTCGTACGCCCGAGGCACCGGCGCCGTGCCCGCACTGCCCGAAGGTGAATCGCTCCAAGTCCGGCCTGATGAGTCACATCCGCTCGGCGCACCCAGACGTTGACGAGGCCGAGTCGTGACCGTGCTGCTGATCGCTGCCGTGCCCGTGTTCGCGGCGATCCTCACCGCCATCGCGATCGACATCCACCGTGAGCGCAAGGGCGAACCGCCGCTGTGGGGCGAGCCCCGATGACGCTCCCGACGGAGCCCCTCTGCGAGTACTCGGTGCATTGGTGGGACGTCGACATAGACGAGACCTGCCGTCGCCCTCTCGGTCACCACGGCCATCACACCGACGGGCTCTGGTACTTCGACGACAACGGCCTGCGGGTCCCACACGGAGCAGAGGACGACTCATGACCAGCACCCTCGTGATCGGGATCGACCCCGGTCCCACCACGGGCATCGTCGCGCTGCTGTTCAGCGACGTCGACGCGATGTCCGATCCGGTGATCCTGCAGTGCGATCACTACAGCACGATGTTCTTCGCAGACGTGATCGCGCACGGCTTCATGCAGCCGACAAAAACGATCGTGGCCGTCGAGCAGTTCGTGGTCGGCCCGCGCAGCGGCCGCTCGGGCAGCGCCGAAGCCGGCCGGATCACCCGCAACCTGATCGGCGCGCTGTCCGCCGAGTTCGGCGACGACGTCGTGCTGCGGGCGGCCGGCCAGGTCAAGCCGTGGGCCACCGACCGCAAGCTCGCCGCAGCCGGCCTGCTCGATCCCACCGCGGGCATGGGCCACGCCCGGGACGCTGCCCGGCACGCGCTCTACGCGGCCGTGCAGAGCGGATTCCGCGACCCGATGAGCAAAGCGGCGCTGCGATGACGGCCTCTCGCGGCACGACCAATCGCAACGACCGCGGATCGTCGGCCGACCGGCTCGCTCGCCGTATCTGGCTGATCGAGACGTTCCGAGCAGACTGCGATGTCGTCGTCGATACAGACGGCTACGTCAACTCGGTCTGGATCAACGACGGCGTCCCAGCATGCCGGTGCTACCGGTGCGGACGTTTGCTCACCGCCGACACGGTGACTGTCGACCGGATCATTCCCGGTTGCCTCGGCGGCACCTACCGGCGCAACAACATCCGGCCGGCATGCGGGCTGTGCAACAGCGTCACCGGTGCAGTGCTGGCCCGCCGCACAAAGGTCGAGGCGTCAGCATGAACCCCTTCACCGCGGCCTATCACGGCACCTGCGCCGAATGCCTCGAGCCGATCGTGCCCGGCCAGGAGGTCGTCTACAACCTGCGCGACGACCTGGTGCACGTCGACTGCCCGACACCGGCCCTTACCGCGGCCGACCTGGCGCCCGGTGAGAAGCCGTGCGGGCGCTGCTGGACCGTGCACGCCGGGCTGTGTGCGTGATGGCCACCAGGATGCGTTGCGGTGACTGCGGTTACTCCACCCGGCCGCTACGCCCCAACCAGGCGCGGATGGCCCTCGATCGGCACTCCTGCGAGCTCAAGCTGGCCCGTGACGCGCGTTACGCCCGCCGCCGGCGCAAGCTGCAGACAGCCGGCGAGACGCGGCCGTGTCTGCACAAGATCGCCGACCACCAGCACGGCACCCACGCCTGCTACGTGCTCGACGTCTGCCGCTGCCTGCCCTGCAAGCTGGCCAACCGGGAGTACGAGAACACCCGTGCCAGGAAGCATCTCTACGGCCGCTTCGACGGGCTGATCGACGCCGAGCCGACCCGCCAGCACGTGCTCGCGCTGCAGGCCGCCGGCATCGGGCTCAAGCAGATCACACGCCTCGGTGGTCCGTCGAGCGGCGTGATGAACAAGCTGATGTACGGCCACCCCAACGCCGACGGCACCAGGCGCCCGCCGGCGCGCCGGATCAAGCCGGAGACGGCTCAGCGCATCCTCGCCATACCGATTAGCCCCGAGACGATGGCCGGCGGCCAGTGTGTTCCCAGCATCGGCACCCATCGGCGACTGCAGGCCCTCGTGGCGATCGGCTGGTCGCAGTCCAAGCTTGCCGATCGCCTCGGCCTGGAGCGCGGCAACTTCGGCGGCATGATGCAGCGCGACAGCGTGCAGCTGACCACGCACCGCGCTGTGGCCGCGCTGTATGAGCAGCTCTGGAACACACTTCCGCCGCGTGATACGCACCGGGACAAGATCGCCTACTCCCGCAGCATCGGCTACGCCAAGCAGCACAACTGGCTGCCGCCGCTGGCCTGGGACGACGACGAGCTGGACGACCCGACAGCCAGGGCTGACATCGAGCTCCCGCCGGTGACGATCGACGAGATCGCGGTGCACCGCATCATGAACGGCTCGCTGCGCGTCCCGCTCCGCAGCAGGAGCCCCGAACGCATCGAGGCCATCCGGCAGCTGGCCGACCAGGGGCTGAACGACAGCCAAATAGGCCAGCGCGTCGGACTGCCCGGCAACAGCATCAGCCAGGTCCGCAGACGCCACGACATCCCGGCAGCGATGCCCTCAGGAAGGACCGTATGAACCTGCGCCCGTTCGCCGACGCCGTGGCGACCTACGCCCTGGCGGGGTGGCCTGTCGTCCCGGTGCCTCCGGAGACCAAGACGCCGCCGCCGGCCGGCTATACCGGGGCGAGCGGCGTCGACGCCGACCCGGAGCAGCTGGTGCGCTGGGCGGGCAGCCACGCCGACAGCTCGATCGCCGTCCGGATGCCTGAGGGCGTGATCGGCATCGACGTCGACGAGTACGTCAAAGGCAGCGTCACCAAGCACGGCGCCGCGACCGTCAACGACGCCTGGCAGCGCTGGGGGCCGCTGCCCGCCACCTGGTCGAGCACCGCACGCGGCAGCGACACCGGCCCGGGCCCGAGCCAGATCATGTTCTACCGGGTCCCGGTGGACCGCTACGCCACGGTGCTCGGCCCGGACGTCGAGATCATCCAGCGCCACCACCGCTACGCCGTCGTCTGGCCCTCGGTGCACGTCGGCGCCGGCGCGATCTACCGGTGGTATGACCCGCAGGGGCTGGCCTGCGAGCCGCCCAAGCCCACCGAGCTGCCCGAACTGCCGCAGGCCTGGGTGGACGGCCTGCGCGAGGGCGCGGCCGGCGCCAGCGACCTGGCAGCGCCGCAGTCGGCCGGCGAGGCGATGTGGTCGGCGATCTTCTACGACGATCGGCCCGCCTGCGCGCAGATGGCCAGCGCCCTGCTCGACGCCCAGCGCCTCATCGAGGCCTCCACCAGCGGCACCCGCCACGACGCGGCCGACGACCGGGCCTGGAACCTGATCCAGCTCTCAGCCGACGGGCACCCCGGCCTGGGCGCCGCGTTCGCCGAGCTCAGCGCGCTGTGGGAGCAGATCACCGCCGGCGAGGACCGCGGCGAGGAGTGGCTGCGGATGTTCGTCACCGCCGCCCGCAAGGCCGTCACCCGCCTGGCCCGCACCACCCCGGTCGACCGTGACCCGTGCTTCGAGGCGATGGGCCTCACCCTCGTGCCCGCACCCGCACCGGGAACCGTGCCGGGCGCTGACCCGGCCGAGCCGATCGCGCCGCCGCGCCCGTGGAGCACCCGGGAGATCATCGGCGCGCAGCTGTTCGACCCGCCCTTCCACTTGGACCACCCGCTGGGCCAGTGCGTGCTCGAGCGGATGTATCCGGTGATGCGCTACGCCTACGACTCGCACGGCTGGCTGCGCCGCGGCCCCGAATACTGGGAGGACCTCACCGACCTGTCCGAGTGGGCGGTCACCGAGGTCGCCGGGCTCATGCCGCACGGCGACCCGGACGCCGAGAAAGGCTCGGAGGCGTTCATCCAGGCCGCGCGGCGCCGGCGGTTCATGTCGGGCGGGCCGTCCGGCGCGATCGCCAGGAAGATGCGCGCGCTGCTGGCCGGCGGCACCCATCCGTGCTCGGTCGCCGCGGCCGAGCTCGACCGCGACCCGTGGCTGCTGTGGGCCGGCGGGATCGCCTGGGACCTGCGCGCCAGCTACGCCCAGCCCACCCCGGCGCTGATCGACCCGGCCACCCCGCACCTGCGCGCGGCCGCGGTCGCCCCGGTCGCGCTGCCCACGCCGCTCTGGGACGCCTTCACCGCCGCCGTGTGGCCTGACCCCGAGCTGCGGGCCTGGGCGCTGCGGGTGCTCTCGGTCGCCGTCACCGGCGACGCGGCCAAGGTGCTGCCCATCCTGGTCGGCGAGGGTGACCGCGGCAAGACGCAGGTGATCGTGCTGATCATGAGCGTGCTGGGCTCCTACGCCCATGCCGCGGACCCGCGGCTGTTGGGCGGCACCGATCGCTCGCACGCCTCGATCGTCACCGCGCTCAAAGGCCGCCGGCTCTCGTTCATCGACGAGGCGCCGCGGGACAGCTCGGCCAGCCAGGAGCGGCTCAAGCAGCTCACCGGCGGCGGCGAGCTCACCGGCAACGACATGGGCCGCAACCCGATCACGTTCACACCCACCCACACCCTGGTGCTGACCGCCAACGAGCCGCCGCTGCTCACCGACCCGGCAGTGCGCCGGCGGGTGCGCCTCGTCCCCTGCGAGGGCGACCCGGTCGAGGTGATCGCAGCGCGCCGCGCCATCGGCAGCCCGGCCGGCGCAGCGTGGCGGGCCGAGGCCCCCGGCGTGCTGGCTGCGCTGATGCGCGAGGCGGCCGGCTGGCTGGCCGACGAGACCACCGCCAGGACCGAATCAGCACCCGAGCGCTACCGCTACCGCGCCGAGGAGATCGCGGCCGAGCAGAACACCGTCAGGGCCTGGATCGAGGCGGCCTGCGAGCCGGACGACGCCGGCACCCCCTCCCACGAGCTGCGCAGAGCGTTCGTGGACTGGGCCCGCGACATGGGCATGCGCGACGGCATCACACCCACCATGACCAAGTGGGGAATGGAACTGGGCAAACTCGGCTACCCCGTAGTCAAGCGGCGCGCCGGTCACTATCGGGCATTACGCATCAGGTCCCTCGGTTCGTGGCTGTCCGGTGCAGGGGTTGTGCAGGGTACGGACACAACCCCTGCACCCTCCGAAACGCCCGTAAACACTGGGGAAAACAGCCCTCCGGTGCAGGGGGTGCAGGGGGTGCAGGGTTCAAACCATTTAAGCGCATACGCACACGCGCGCACGCACATACATGAGCCACAGACGGACAACCAACCCCCCACCCCCTGCACACCCTGCACAATCCCAGCAAATACGGGGGATGCAGCCGGTTCAACCCCTGCACCAGCCCCCTCCACCCCCTGCACACCGGTCGGCGAGGCGAATCCGGGCGAACCAGCACCGGCCAAGCCTGAGCCGGCGAGACCGGCCGTCTCGGCACTCACCCAGCTGCTGCTGGCGAACAAGGCCGAGGCCCACCGGCTCGACGACGAGAAGGCGGCCGCGGCGGCAGCAGCTGCGGCACCCGTCCCGGCCAAGCCGAAGCGGGTCAAGGTCGATCCCGCGGTGCGCGCCGCCGAGAAGGCCGCCGCCAAGGCTCAGGCGCTGGCCGATGCGATCGCCGAGGCCGGCGGCGAGATCCTCACCATGCCGGCCGTGGTCACCCGCGACGGCGCGGTCCGCCCGATCGCGCTGGGTGCCGTGGCCGAGCTGGTCGACGCCTTCGGGATGCTCGCCGAGCTCACCGTGGACGTCGAGCACACGGGCTACCCGATCGGGCACCCCGACTACGCGCTGCGCACCATCCAGATCGGCAACGAGCACGTTGTGGCGGTCTTCGACGCCGGCGACCAGGACCAGCTCGCTGCTGCGTGCGGTCTGATTGAGGCCGCCGCGATGTTGCACGCGTTCTCAGCAACTGCCGATCTGATCCCGGTGGCGATCGCCTCGTCGCTGGACCTGGACTCGCTCTGGGATCGCATGCACGACACCGTCATCCCGGCCAAGCTGACCGACCCGCGCTCGGCGCGTTCGGACGCTAGCGGCCTCAAGGAGATCGCCGAGGCGGTGCTCGGTCTGGGTGCGGTCTCGACGGCTGCCGAGGAGGCCCGATCGGCCCTGTTCAAGGCCGGCAAGTGGCTGACCGAGACCAAGCCGACCACGCCGCTCGAGCGCTCCGGCTGGGCCCAGGTGGATTCACGCTGTACCACGATGGTCCGTTACGCCGCCTCCGACGTGCTGGACACCGCCGCGCTGCACAAGACATTCCCCGCCATCCCGTCGGCCGTCCTCGAGCGCGAGCGCACCGCCCAGCGGATGACCGCCCGCGTGGCTCATGAGGGCATGCGCATCGACGGCGAGCACGTGGCCGAGCTGATCCCCGTGCACACCGCCGCCCGGGCCGCCGCCGGCGAACTGGTCCGCAAGGCCGGCATCGACAACCCCGGCAGCGATCCGCAGGTGGGTGCAGCGCTGGCCGCTCTCGGCGCTGAGCTGCCCCGTACGCGCACCGGGCGGCTGTCGGTGGCCAAAGGCGTGCTCGACCCGTTCAAGAACGCCGACGGCGCGGTGGGCGACCTGGTCCGCAACGTGCTGCAGTACCGCCACCACGACACCGTGCTGGGCACGTTCCTCGAGCCCTATCGGGTCCTGGTGGAGCGCGGTGACGGCCGGGCCCGCCCGACGATCTACACCCTGGGCGCCGACACCGGCCGGATGTCGTGCGTGCGGCCCAACCTGCAGCAGATGCCCCGCCAAGGCGGCATCCGCGCCTGCATCACGGCCGACCCCGGCTCGCTGCTGGTGTCCGCTGACTTCGCCAGTGTCGAGATCCGGGTGGCGGCCGCGCTGTCCGGAGACCAGAACCTGCAGCAGATGCTGGCCGCCGGCGTTGACCTGCACTGGGAGATCGCCCGCCAGGTCTACGGCCCCGAAGCCAGCAAGGAAGATCGCTACAACGTCAAACGCGGCGTATTCGGCCGCCTCTACGGGAGCGGCATACCCGGCATCGCCCGCACGCTGGGGATCAGCGAATCAGAGGCGGCCTCGATGGTGGACACCCTCGATGCGATGACACCGCAGCTGACTGCCTGGTCCCGGTCCGTGTCCGACGCGGTCAAGAGCGGGCACACGCAATTCCCGAGCTACGCCGGACGAGTGATCCACCTGCCCAAGATGCGCCCGCACGCGGCGCCCAACTACTGCATCCAGGGCACTGCCCGCGAGCTGCTGGTGGACACCCTGATGCGCTGGCGCGAGACCCGTTGGGCCGACGCCGTGCTGCTGCCCGTGCACGACGAGATCGTGGCCGTAATCGACGAATCCGAAGCGGCCGACGCGACTGCCGCACTTGTGGCCTCCATGGAAACCACGCTGGCCGGAGTGCCCATCAAAGCCGAGGCATCCGAGCCCTCCTACGCCTGGAAGGACGCCTCATGACCCGACTACTCGCCGCAGCCGCCATTGGTGCCGCTGTGGCCACCGTTTGGGCCGAGCATCGGCCGTGGGGATTGAACTACTACCGCCGGGCCTACCACCAGCTGGCGCTGGGCAGAGCGGCAGCAATCACGTACCCGCGGTTCCCGTTGAAGATGAACAAGGCCAAGCGGACGTCTGCGTGACGAACGAGCCACGCTGTGATTGCGGGCGGCCATCACCGGACGCGTTCCTCTGCCAGCGCTGCACGAAAGTGCTCGAGAAGATCCTGGCTGAGATGCCCGCCCAACTGAGCGAGCTACAGACCACCATCACGCGGCAAGCTCGAGCCGGCGGCAGCGGTGGCGGTGGGCACACCAAGGCGGCCTCGCAGCCGTTGCCGATAGATCTTCGCGCGGCGCATCTGGCCGACCTTGCCCGCAACGGCTTGGTCAGCGACATCAGGCACCTCTGCGAATCGCGCGGATTGCGCGTGCCGCAGATCAAAGACGCGGGCCGGCCGGTGCCGACCGCCGATCTGGCTCGTTGGTTGCACGGCCACATAGAGGCGATCCGTCAGGACCAGCTCGCCGGCGAGATCCTGAGTGGGCTCAAGGATCTGCAGCACGCGCTGGCCAACGCCGTGGACAACCACGGCAAGCGCTACGCAGGACCGTGCACGGCGATGGTCATGGTGGCCGTCACCGTAAGCGACGGCACGGTCAAGGCCGAGCTGCTCGCAGAACCGCGCGTGTGCGATCAGCCGCTGTTCAGCCGGCCGGGCGCCTCGACGATCCGCTGCAACGCACGCGACGAGGACACCAACGAGCTGCTTGGCTGCGGCAAGGAGTACCCGGCCAGCGAGCGTGTGCAGTGGGCGCTTGACCAGGCGCAGGATGACATGGCCAGACCTGCCGTGATCGCCAGCGCGCTGCGCAATGCCGGCTACCACGTCACCGAAGGCCAGATCCGGCTCATGGCCAAGCGTCAGAAACTGTTCGCCTGGCGTGAGGATGCCGAAGGCAAGCCGCTCTACAGAGTCGGCGATGTCCTGGACATAATGCGGCAAAAGGTGGGGGATCAGCAGCTCGGTGCCTGAACAGCGCCACGCCGCGAAAACCGGGTACTTGCGTCCGTGATGTCCGAATGTCATCATGAGCGCGGCTAGGACGACTATGCCCAGGCTCCCGAATCCACAGCGATCGGGAGCCTTTCGCACGCCCAGGGGGTTGCGATGCCCGAAGTGATCGACAACCCACTGACCCCGGTCATCGTTGCGCCCGGCATCATGATGTGGCGCGACAGCCACCAGGTCCTGCACATGAAGGACCAATGGCCAGACCAGATCGTCTGCTCACCAGCGCTGATCGCTGAGTACTAGGCAGGCGTGGACAACGACGCGGTCTATCTGCACAACGGTGTGCTCATGATCCGTTCCTGTGAAGGATCAGCCGGTTACCTGATCACCACGGCGGGCGCGTGCCGTCGAGTCATCTGATCGAGCGCCTACTGGATTGGCTGTGGAAGTGGGCGCTGATGTGCGTGGCCTGGTGTCGTCAACCCCGCAACGACGTGACGGGCAAGGACAGTGCAAGCGCGGTCACACCTTTCGCTGCGCGGTACAAGGCACTGACCTGCGGCGCCAGGCCCGGCAACATCCGCTGATGCTGCGACCGTGCCTTGGATTACCAGGCGAACCATGCAACGCATTGGGTCATGGTTCGCGTTGTGCAGAACACACGCGCCAATGGGTTGCGTTGCGCAACAGCGACAGGCCACACGCACGGGCACAGCGTGAGGCTGAGCCACGGTGTGCGGTGTGTGGTACCACCGATGACCTGACTGCTGACCACGTTCTGGCGTTGATTAATGGTGGATCCCATACCGGCCCCCGCCAGACCCTGTGCCGCCGCCACAACGCCAGCAAGGGCGCACGCAGCGACTGAGCAGCATCGGCAAACGGAAATACGTTTCGGGACGGCCGGGCGCTGAAGGCTTAGCCCCTCATCGCGTAAACGCTCAAAACTTCGGCCGGATCACCGCTACGTCCAGAAAGATCACTCGGGGGTGCACCAATGGCCAGGCCCACGAAGCCCGTCGAGCAGAAGCACCTCACCGGCCGCGCACCCGGCCGTGACTCAGGTGGCCGCAAGATCCCGACCGTCACCCAAATGCCCGGCACCGACGAAGCGCCCGACGTACCGAGTGAACTGCGCACCGTCGCGCAGGCCGCCACGTGCTTCATCGCGCGCGGCAACGACGACGGCGAACCGTGCTCGGTGTGCTTGGCCGATCGCGGTGCCGAGACGTGGACGCGACTCTGGTCGGCCGGTCTGAGCTGGCTGTCGATCAGCCGCGACCGTGACGTGCTCATCCGAATCTGTCGCGCCCGGATCGACGAGGCGCACCTTCGGCTGGTGATCGAGGAGGACGGCCCGTTCGTGAAGGGACAACGCGGCGGACTCGTCGCGCATCCCGCTGTTGCCCAGCTTCGCGCGCTGAACGCGGAGGTCGTCAAGCTCGAGTCGCTGTGCGGTTTCAACCCCTCCGATCGCGGCCGGCTCGTCGCGCAGGAGGAGCCGAGTGCCGCCGTCGAGGACGACATCATTGCGCGAAGGACTGCCCCGCGGCGCCCCGCCCAGGTTCCCGGCCGATCTCCCGCGCGGCCCCGCGCTGTGGGTGCCCGAAGAAACTAAGTGGACCGAGCGCAACACCGACGGACTGCGCACCTGCGACTTCATCGGCTCCACGATCCGGCTGACCAAGGGTGCCGCCCGCGGCGAGCTCGTCCAGCTGCGCATGTGGCAGGGCGACATCATCTGCGACGCACTGCGGCTCAACGCCAACGGCGTCCGGATGTACACGACCTACGAGATCTTCATCGGCCGGAAGAATTCCAAGTCCCTCATCGGAGGCGGCCTCGCGCTCGACGGGCTGTTCGACGAGCCGGGCGCCGAGGTCTACTCCTGTGCCGGCTCACGCGAGCAGGCGGCCCTGGTCTACAACGAGGTGGTCGCCGCCGTTGAGATGTCGCCGGAGCTGTCGAGGCACCTGCGGATCTACCGCTCGTCGAAGACGATCGAGTACGCCAAGACAGGCTCCATCTACAAAGTGCTGTCGAGCGAGTCGAGCCTGCAGGAAGGCCTCAACCCGTCGCGGGTGATCTTCGACGAGCTGCACACACAGAAGGACGACGACCTCTGGAACGTGATGAACCAGGGCTCGGACACACGCGACCAGCCGCTGGTCGTGGTCATCACAACCAAGGGCGTCGCGAACTACTCCGACGGCACGCCGACGATCTGCAGGCGCGAGTACGACCGGGTCAAGAAGGTCATGTCCGGCGAGGAGAAGGACCTGCGCCTCGGCGGCCGGATCTACGAAACCGTGCTCAAGAAGACGGACAACTACCTTAACCAGAAACATTGGCCGGACGCCAACCCCGCACTGGGCGACTTCCTGCACCTGGACAACATGGCCGACCGCGCCAAACGGCTGCCCGAAGCCGACTTCAAGGCCAAGCGGCTCAACATCTGGGTGCAGCAGACCACCTCCTGGCTACGCGACGGCAAGTGGGACAAGCTCGGCCGGCCACGGCGGGCGCCGATCCCCGGCGAGCGCGCGGTCGTTCAGTTCGACGGATCGTTCCGCAACGACTCGACGGCGATCACCGCGTGGCTGCTCGGCGGCCCCAAGCCGCATCTGACGCTGCTGGGTCTGTGGGAGAAGCCGGACAAGGCCGTTGACTGGCACGTGCCGATCGGTGAAGTCAATGCGATCCTGCCGGCGCTATTCCGCCGCACACCCGTCGAGCCCGGCGGCAAGGTCGACGGCCGGTTCCTGCAGCTGCGCTGGGACCTCAACGTCGAATGCATCGTCTTCGACCCGGCCCGCTACCTCGAGACTTTCCGCACGCTCGAGGAGGACGGCGTGCCGGTTGTCGAATACCCCAACACCGCCGCGCGCATGGTGCCGGCAACGCAACTGTTCTACGACGGCGTGATGGGCGAGGCCTTCACGCACGACGGCCACCCGGCACTCGCGCGGCACGCGGACAACTGCTCGACGAAGCTGACGTCCGCCGGCGTGATGCTGGACAAGAAGAACGCCCGGGCGCACATCGACGGCATCGTCTGCTCCGTCTTCGGCTACGACATCGCCACGCAGCGGGTAGTCGCCGACGTTCCCGCGGCAACCTCGTCAGCCAACCCCGACGCCGCCGGCGGCAACCCGTTCCGCAACAACCAACGACTGCGAATCTGAGGGGGGCATCGAATGGGCAAGGGCAACGGCAAGGGCAAGGATCGGCGCAACCGGGCCCAGCCCGCCCGCGCCACCGAGGCATCCCTGGACCAGCTCGTCGTATCCGGTGCGGCCGGAGGCCAATTCGCGGTCGACCCGATCGACGGCGACGTCGGATTTCGCCAGATCGGCAACGGCTCGCGGGAGACACCGGGATGGACGCTCGAGAAGCAGCGCGCCTACTCCGTCGCCGCCTACCGACTCAACCCGATGGCGCGGGCAATCATCGACACCTACACGTCATTCGTGGTCGGCGATTCCGGCCTGACGATCCAGTGCGGCAACGCCGATGTGATGGCGGTCGTGCAGGACTTCTGGAACGACCCGCGCAACAACCTCAACGGCATCCAGGAGCTGCTGCTCCGCGATCACATGCTCATGGGCGAGACCGCGCTCGAGATGATGGTCGGTCCGCTGACGGGCGTCACCCGCTTCTCACCGATCGCCACAACTCGGGTGGTCTCCGTCGGGCTCAACAACGGCAACCCACTGTGGCCGTCCAAGCTGACCATCTCCACACCCGCCATGGACGACCGAACTTTGGACGTCGCCGGCATCGACGACATGACCGGCTTGCGCGCCGGCAACGTGCAGTGGTGGCCGTCATGGAAAGCCACGCTCGAGGACCGTCGTGGCCAACCGTTCCTAGGCCCGATCCTGGACTGGCTAGACGACTACGACAACGTGCTGTCGAACCTGGTCGACCGGACCGCGCTTGCCCGCTATCTGGTGTGGGACGTGGAGATGACCGGCTCGAACCAGACCGAGATCGACGCATTCATCAAGGCTCGCGGCGGAACACACATCCCGCGTTCGGGCACGATCGAGGTGCACAACGAGAAGGTCGTGTGGAGCCCGAAGTCGGCGCCGTCCGGTGCGCAAGAAGACTCCGGCGCCGCGAAAGACATCCTGACCTCGATCGCCTCCGGCGCCGGCCTGGCCAAGCACTGGCTGGCCGACCCGGACAACGCCAACCGCGCCACCTCGCTGTCGATGGCCGAGCCGGTACTGCGCCGCGTGAGCGGTGTACAGAACGTATGGCTGGCCTACCAGACCGAGCTCGCCCGGTTCGCCGTCGACCAGGCGGTCGCCGCCGGCCGGTTGCCCGCGAAGGTGAAGGCCACCGACGCCAAGTCGGGCGCGGTGGGCGATCAGACGGTCAGCCCATCGGAGACCGTGAAGGTCACCGGTCCCGAGATCGCGGTGGCCGAGGCGTCGGCGACCGCCACGACATTGCTCAAGCTGGCGCAAGGCATCGACGTGATGCTCGCCAACCAAACGCTCTCCGTCGAGGCGGGAAAGATCCTCGCGCAGAAGGCGTGGGAGCAGTACGCAGGCGTCCCTTACACCTCCGAGCTCGACGGCCCGGACGCCAACATCGACGACATCACCCAAGCAGTCGACGACTCCGCGAAAGCGCGGATCGCAAACGGCACGGCGACTGTGCGGAAGTTGATCGTGAGCTCTCCGTACGCCAACCCCGCCAACACCACCGATCAAGAACAAGGAGCATGAGCATGGCTGCAAAGAGCAAGGTCAGCGTCGAGGACGCTGCGAAGGTCCTGAGCGTCTACGTCTCCGAGGTCACCTCGGTCGACGAGACCGACGAGGGCACCGTGGCCACCACGTTCGACGGCCAGCGCTACCTCATCGACGGCGACGACTTCCTCTGGCTCAAGGCCGACTCGACCGTGCCGCAGATCCTGGCTGACTGATGCGACGCCGTAGCGGGCGCCTCACCGAGGGCGCGGTCGTGAGCGTGAAGGCCAAGGACTTCGTGTCCTGGTCGGCATCCACCGGCGTGGCCAAGGGACGCATCAAGTCCGTACACAAGGGCAAGGTGCCGGCCGTGCCCGTGAAGGTCGAAGGCAATGACCTCGAGCCCGCTGCGCGTGTCGAGATGTACGCCAAGGACGGCGACGGATGGAAGCCCACCGGTCACTACCTCGGGCTCTCGTCGTCCGAGCTGACCAAGATCGACGAGCTACCCGCGCCGCAGGCGACCACCGAGGCGGTCACCACCGGCTCGTTCGACGAGATCCGGCGAATCGTGCAGGCAGCGATCGAGGACAAGCTCGAGCAGCAGGCCGATGCCATCGGCAATCAGCTCGATAAGGACGTCTACATCTACGTGGTCGACATCGGTCCGGACTGGGCGGTCTACTGCTCCGGAATGAGCGACGACCAGTTCAAGGTCACATACGCGATGGACGCGGCTGGTGCGGTAACGCTCGGCACGCCCATCGAGGTGCAGGCCACCACGACCTATGAGCCGCTCGCAGCGGAACCGGTGACCGAGTCGCGCAAGGAAGCCGACTCCATCACTGGCCACCTCGTCGAGGCGAAGGGTTCGGACGCAGCGGGGGGCCGGATCTTCGGCGTCCGGATCATCGCGAGTGGTGACTCGAAGAACATGCGCCGCTACCCCGCCGAGGTACTGACCGAAGCGGCGTCGCTGTACGAGGGCGCCAAGGCTTATGACCACCACCGCACCGAGGCCGAGCTCAAGACGTCCACCATCCTCGGCCTCGTCGGCTCCTACCGCGACGTCGAAGTAAAGGACGACGGCATCTATGGCGACCTGCACCTGCTGCCGTCGGCCACACACACCGCAGAGGCGCTCGACGCCTCGCTCGCGGCGCAGGAGGCCGGCCTCGCCGGGCTCGTCGGTATCAGCCACGACGTGATGGCCAACTACCGAACCATCGTGGACGGCGTCCGCCGGCTGTCGGAAGCAACCAAGATCCTCTCCGTGAATTCCGCGGACGTGGTAGCCGACCCGGCTGCCGGAGGCCGCGCCACTCGCATGGTGGCCGGCGGTACCGAAACAGATCAGGAGAACGAGATGACGCTGGAAGAGCTGCTCGCGCTCGCCGCCTCCGCGACCCCCGAGCAGCTTGCTGCCGCCGGTCTCGCCTCGGCTGCAGTGCCAACCCCCGTGACGGAGTCCGCTCCGATCGTGGAGGACCCGGACGCCCCCAAGCTGACGAGCAAGTCGCTGATGGGCAAGATCGCCATCCGCGAAGCGGTGTCTGGCGCTGGTTTCCCCGAGACCGCCACGATACGCGTGGTCGAGACCGTCACCGGCATGCTGGCGGAGAACTTCACCGAGGGCGAGCTGCTCGCTCAGGTGGAGACCGTCAAGGGTCTGCTGGCCGGCTTCGAGAAGCAGGGCCTGACCCCCAGCATCACATCGGTCGAGGTCGGCCAAGAAGCGGTCGACAAGAAGATCGAGGCGCTCAACGCCTCGTTCGACGGCGACTTCTCCAAGGGATACAAGTCCCTCAAGGAGGCGTATGCCGACATCACCGGTTACCGCTCCGGCCTGCTCGACACTGCCGACATCAACCGCAAGATCCTCGCGGAGTCCGTCGGCAACGGTGCCGGTTTCGACTCCTCGCTGCGCTCGACGGAGTCCGTCGTGTCCGGCACCTGGAACACGATCCTCGGCGACTCGGTCACTCGGCGCATGATCGCCGAGTACAACCAGCCGACGCTGTCCACCTGGCGCAGCATCATCTCCTCGATCGTGCCGGTCAACGACTTCCGGACGCAGCGCATCGAGCGCCTCGGCGGCTACGGTGTGTTGCCTGGCGTCAACCAGGGCGCCCCGTACCAGGCGCTCACCACGCCCGGCAACGAGGAAGTGACCTACGGGATCACCAAGCGCGGTGGCACCGAGGACCTGACGATCGAGACGATCGCCAACGATGACCTGCGGGCGGTTACCCGTATCCCGGTCAAGCTCGGCCTGGCGGCCGCACAGACGCTGTTCCGGTTCGTCTGGGACATGATGCAGACCAACGCGACCTGCAGCTTCGACTCGACCGCGCTGTTCGCCGCCGGGCACAACAACGTCGACGCCGGCAACACCCTCTCGCAGACCAACCTCTCGTTGGGCCGCAAGAAGATGCGTAAGCAGTCGGCCTTCGGCGACGCCACCGATCTGCTGTCGATCGTGCCGAAGTTCCTGATCGTGCCGCCGGACCTGGAGGAACTCGCATTCCAGCTGTGCACCTCCGCGGTGGCGATCCCGGCGACCCCGGCCGGCCCGACCAACACCCCCAACATTCACCAGGGCCTGACCCCGATCGTCGTCGACTACTTCTCCGCGCTCGCCTCGGCGACGTGGTACCTCGTCGGCGATCCCGCGATGGTGCCGACCATCGAGCTCGGCTTCTACCAGGGCAAGCAGGAGCCCGATCTCCTGGTGCAGTCCGACGCCACTGTCGGCTCGGTGTTCACCTCGGACAAGATCACCTACAAGATCCGGCACATCTACTCCGGCACGCCGCTCGAATTCCGCGGCTTCTATCGGGGCAACTGAGCCTGACGGCTCCCGGCCCCGGCGGACCGTCGGGGCTCAACCAGAACTGAACGGAGTTTGTCATGCCAGGTTTAGCCGATACCCCCGGAGTCATCACGATCCGGGCACTCATCCCGGCGGCGATGGCCTCAGCTGCCACCGACGACGAGACGCCCGTCGCGGTGCTGCCGACCAACGCGACGATCAAGGCCGGCCGGGTCATCCCGCTGGCCGCGGTCGTCGCGAACGTCACCAACTTCACCGTGCTCTCGGTCCGCAACCGCGGCGCAGCTGCGGCCGGCGCGGCACTGCCGCTCGGTCGCTCCTGGGCGGCGACCAACTCGACGGCGTTCGTGGCCGACACCATGGCGCTCTCGGGCACCGCGGCCGACGCAGTCGCCAACGCCGGCGACGTGCTCACGGTCAGTCGGATTCACTCCGGTACCGGCGTTGTGATCCCGGCGTGCATCGTCGAGATCGACTACGTGATCCGGTAGTGGCCGCTCCCTCAACCCCGAAGCCGCTGGTGGCGGGGCAACTCGCCACCGGCAACGGCTTCTACCGCGGGTTCACGGTTCGAGAGACGACCGGCGCAGCGCCGGCGGTGGTCCAGCTGTTCGACAACACCGCCGGCTCCGGGACATTGCTGGACACGATCCAGCTGCCGCAGGGGACCGACGACCGGGGTGATTTCAGCGACGGAGCCCGGTTCGTCAACGGAATCTTCGCAGTCATCACCGGCACCGTCGAAGGCTCCGTCTTCATCAGCTGATTCCCGGAAGGGGAGACCGTGAGCATTCACGTGATCTACCGCTGCGACGGCTGCGGCCAGAGCGACGACCACCCGAAGCTGCATTACGGGCGTCAGCAGTTCCACCACGACTGCACGCCGGCCTTCATCCTCGACGTGCTCAACGCGCAGAACCTTGCGATCGTCGAGGTCGCGAAGTCCGGCGTGCGCGGCGACAAGCTGCGGAAACACATCACCAGCACCTACGCCGGCGCCACCCAGGAGGCCTGAGCCATGTCCGGGACTTCTGGGGCACCGTCAGCCGAGGCGAACCGCTACCTCGTCGCGAAGTACGGTGGCACCGCCTACGCGGTAACCGGCCCTATCAAGGTGCTGTTCCTGTCCGTTGTCCGCACGGCGAACAACGGCACCGACACCGAATGGGCGACGGCCGCCGGCTACACCGCGGGCACCGGCTTCTCCGGTCTGACGATGGGCGCGCCAACCAACAACGCCACCGGCGCGGTGACAGCTTCGACCAACGCCGCGCAGATCACCAACGCGCCGGCCGGGACCTGGGCCGGCTGTAAGGCGGTCGACTCGACGGGCACTCCGAAGGAACTGTCCTACGCGCCGGTCACCGGCGGCAGCAAGGCGGTCAACCTCGGCGACACCGTGGTGGTGCCGATCGGCTCCCTCACAGACCAGATGGGCTAAGCAAAAGCCGAGGGGTGAGTCGTGGCGTTTCGCTCTAGCGCGATCCTGGCCTCGGCCACCGCAGTCAACGGCGCAGTACCGGTGCCCACCGGCGCGGCGATCAACGACATTGCTCTGGTCGCGTACTACATGGAAAGCGCGACCACGGTCACCCCTCCGACGGGGTTCACGCTCAAGACATCGCTGGCGACCACGTCCACCACACGCGGCCGGATCGACGTGTTCTGGAAGCGGCTCACCGCGGCCGACACCGGCACGTATTCCTTCACCCACGTGTCGGCCTACCGCGGCGCAGTGTGCGTGCTGCTGTCCGGCCGGGTGACATCAGGCGATCCGTTCGACGTCGCACCAGGCACCATCGAGGGCTCGGCAAACTCGACCACCAGCGTCAACCCTGGCTGCACCGTGGCCACCACCGGGTCCGACCTCGTCGGCTTCGCATCGAACTTCGCGGTGGGCGCCGGCACCTGGACGATGCCTGCGGGAATGACCAGCAGGCAGAGCGGCAACACCGTCGAGACCTGTTGCGCCA